CTCGCGTCGAGGAGGCGAAGGCGAACGCCGAGGAGAAAGCGGTCCAACGGCAGGAGCTGCTGGAGGTGGTGAAGGCGAATACGGCCGTGATGACACGGCTGTGCGAGCGGTTGGGGGATGTCGGCGACTCCAAGGGGGACTAGATGTCCATTACCGCATTGGCCATCTATCTCGTCTGCATTATGACGGGCGGGACCTGCCTGTTTGCGGAGGGGGCCCACGTCACCGAGTACGCGCCCCTGATGGGCGGGATCAACTGCCAGGAGCCGTGCGAGCTGACGGCGTCGATGACGCCGGTGTTGTACGGTACGACGGCCGCCTGCGGTCCGGGGATCCCCTTCGGGACCCGGGTTTTCGTCGACCAGGTGGGCTGGCGCACGTGCCTGGACCGCGGCGGGGCGATCGAGGATGACGAGGTTGACGTGGCGGTATTGCCGGCCGAGTACCTGCAGCGGGGGATCAGCGGCTACCACGACGTGGTGTGGGTGATGGAGGTGGACTGATGCCATTGGGAATCGGAATGGGAATAAGCCCGGTGTTTGGGGGCGGACTCAGCTACATTCAGCGCGTACTGGCGACAGACCCGATTGCCTACTGGGTGCTGGGTGAACGGGCTGGCAACGTCGCCCGATGTCAGGTGCTCGCCGCCCAGAACGGACAGCACGTCGGCGTCACCCTCGGACAGCCGGGCATCGGCGATGGAAACACCTGCCCCTACTACGACGGGACGAACGACTACACCAACGTCCAGACCGCGACGCTTGCCGGGCGGTTCAACGGGGCGGAGGGGACGGTGATAGTCTGGATGCGGGTTGCCAATGCCGGGGTATGGACAGACGGCCAAGGCCGTGAGATGATACGCGTCTTTGTAAATGCCAATAACCATGTCCGGATTTCCAAGGCGGCAATAAACAACTCGGTGTTTTCCCAGTACGTGGCCGGGGGAGTGACAAAGACCGTTCAGGTTGCCAATACATCATTAGCCAATCAATGCTTTGGGGCAACATGGAGCAGTGCGGCTGACGAGTTCAGATTATACATAGATGGCGTCCCGGTCGGCGTGACCCAGACAATATTGGGCGCTTGGGTAGGGGTGCCTGTCGTATCGGTGATCGGTGCCAGCAGCATAGTGCCAGCCGCACCCTGGCACGGCTGGCTTGCCCACGTCCCCCTCTGGAACCGCGCCCTGGCGCCGGCCGAGATGGCAGACCTGTACCGCCCGTAGGAGGCTACCATGTGGCACGGCTACTTTGGCATCGAAAACCTCAACCTCAACGACAACCAACGAGCAGAGCTGGTCGCCGCCCTCCGCGCCCTCGGTCCGGCGTCGCACCCTCAGCCCGCCTGCCTCTGCCACTGGCGGACCCGCTTGGATGGGCAGGCGGCATTATTTGAGGCACTGTTCAACAAGGATAGCATCAGCATTGATGCCTTCAAGCAACGGCTCGGGGCGATATTCGGCATCTCCTGGGTGACCATCGGACACAGCGTCAATATGGTGACATTCGATAGTCTGCCCACTGCCATCGTCACGTTTTCCCGTTCTGGCACGGACTACCTACGGGTGGCCTTCTTCGGCTACAGCGGGGGCGAAGACCGGCCTGCCTGGGCCGAGTCGGGCGATGAATGCCGGGCGTATCTGGCGCTCTATGCGAGTCAGTGGGAGACTGCCGATGCCTAGGCTACCAGGGCGACCCTGCGCTCGCCAGGGATGCACCGCCCTGGTGAGGGGACGCCGTGTGCGCTTCTGCCTCCAGCACCAGCGGGAGGAGGACAAGCGCATCAACGCCAACCGTCCCACGGACAGGCGGTCCTATGGCGCCCGGTGGCAACGCATCCGGGGGCGGTTCCTGCAGGACTACCCTCTCTGCGCCAAGTGCAGAGCCCCCAGTACCGTGGCCCATCACATCGTGCGGCGCCGCGACGGTGGCAGCGATGACTATGACAATCTGATGCCATTGTGCGATGCGTGCCACAGCCGCCTGCACGTGCGCAGCGGAGAGGCATTCGGCGGCCTCGCGGCACCGAAGGGGGGTCAAAATCATGGCCCGTAGCGACCGGCTCGAGCGGTGCGGTCCTTTAGCGTGTGCGGCCGCAGGTTGGGACCCGGGGGGGCCTCGATGAGACCAGGGCCTCCACCGAAGCCCACGCGGCTCAAAAAGCTGGCTGGGAACCCGGGCAAGCGGGCGTTGAACCCGCACGAGCCCCGGCCGGCGGCTCCGGAGCGGCCGCCCTACGCGCCACGGTTCCTGAACCGGGAGGCGCAGCGGGAGTGGAGGCGGATCGTCAAGCCGCTGCTCCAGCTGGGGCTCTACACGGAGCTGGACCATGCTGCCCTGGCCATGTACTGCCAGGCCTGGGGGCGCTGGGTGGAGGCGGAGACCAAGGTGCTGGAGGAGGGGGAGGTCCTCTCCTCGGACAAGGGGAACCTGTACCAGAACCCGTGGCGGTACGTGGCGAACCAGTCCTGGGACCAGATGCGCAAGATGCTGGCGACGTTCGGGCTGACGCCGGCCGACCGGAGCCGGCTGGTGGTACCGGAGCCCGAGGAGAAGGACGAGCTGGCGGAGCTGCTGTTCCGGCGGGGCGTGAAGGTGACGGATGAGTGAGCAGTACCCGTCCCAGGCGATCGTACACGGCTACATCGAGGACGTGCTGAGTGGGCGGGTGCCGGCGTGCCACTGGGTGAAGCGGGCGTGCCAGCGCCATCTGGACGACCTGGAGAATGGCCCGGACCGGGGCCTGCATTTCGACGCGGGCGAAGGGCAGCTGGCGATCGATTTCTTCTCGCTGCTGAAGCACTCCAAGGGGGAGTGGGCGGGGCAGGTGCTGCACCTGGAGCCCTGGCAGCAGTTCGTGGTCTGGAATCTGTTCGGTTGGCGGCGGGAGGACGGGACGCGGCGCTTCCGGACGGCCTACCTGGAGGTGGCCCGAAAGAACGGCAAGAGCACGATGGCGGCCGGGATCGGGCTGTACCTGCTGGTGGCGGATGGGGAGCCGGGGGCGGAGGTGTACAGCGCGGCGACGAAGCGGGACCAGGCGCGGATCACGCACAGCGAGGCGACGCGGATGGTCAAGAGCTCGCCGAGCTTGCGCAAGCGGCTGACGGTGTTCAAGGACAACATTCACATCCAGGACACCGCGAGCAAGTATGAGCCGCTGAGCTCCGACTACAACAGCCTGGACGGGCTGAACATCCACGGGGCGATCATCGACGAGCTGCACGCGCACAAGACGCGGGACCTGTGGGACGTGCTGGAGACGGCGACGGGTAGCCGCCGGCAGCCGCTGATGTTCCCGATCACGACGGCGGGGTACAACCGGGAGACGATCTGCTTCCTGCAGCACGAGTATACGGAGAAGATCCTGGACGGGGTGGTCCAGGACGACTCGTTCTTCGGGATCATCTTCACGCTGGACGAGGGGGACGACTGGGAGGACGAGGGCTGCTGGATCAAGAGCAACCCGAACCTGGGGGTCTCGAAGAAGCTGGACGACATGCGGCGGAAGGCGACGCGGGCCAAGGAGATGCCAAGCGCGCTTAACGCCTTCCTGCGATTGGAGCTGAACATCTGGACGCAGAGCGAGACCAAGTGGATCAACCTGGCGCACTGGACGGCCTGCGCGAAGGCGGTGGACGCGGATGGGCTGCGCGGCCGGACGTGCTACGGCGGGCTGGACCTGTCGAGCAACATCGACGTGAGCGCGTTCGTGCTGGTGTTCCCGCCCCAGGCGGAGGGGGACGATTACCAGACGTTGTGCCGGTTCTGGATCCCGCAGGAGGCGATGGTGGAGCGGAGCCGCCGGGACCGGGTGCCTTACCTGACGTGGGTGAGGCAGGGGTTCATCACGGCGACGGAGGGCAACGTCATCGACTATGCGTGGATCCTGCACCAGATCGACCAGGACATGCAAACCTACGACATCAAGGAGATCGCGTTCGACCGGTGGGGGGCGACGAAGATCCAGACGGAGCTGATGGACCGGGGCGGCGAGGATTTCATGGTGCAGTTCGGGCAGGGGTTCGTGTCGATGTCACCGCCGATGAAGGAATTGGAGCGGCTGATCCTGGAGCACAAGCTGGCGCACGGCGGCAACCCTGTGTTGGCCTGGATGGCCAACAACCTGGTGGCGCGGGTGGACCCGGCCGAGAACATCAAGCCGGACAAGGAGAAGAGCATCGAGCGGATCGACGGGATGGTGGCGCTGATCATGGCGCTGGACCGGGCGCTGCGGCACGAGCCGCGCAAGCCGTCGGTGTACGAGCAGCGCGGGTTGACGGTGGTTTAGGAGGACGAGATGGCCAACATTCTGCGAGAGGTCTTTGGGCAGTTCTGGAAGACGTACAAGGACATGGGGGACGGGACCCACGCCGAAGTGATCGACGCGGGGCTGATCGACCCGGGCGAGGTGTTTGTGGACATCACGCCGTCGGATGCCAACGACTTGGCGGCGATCACGCGCGGGATTTACGTGGGGACGGGCGGGGACCTGGCGGTGCACGACACGGAGGGGACGGCGGTGACGTTCGTGGGGCTGGCGGCCGGGATGGTGCACCCGCTGCGGGTGAGGCGGGTGCTGAACACGGGCACCACGGCCGACGACATCGTGGGGATCTACTAGGTGGACCTCTTCACGCCGTACCCGGTGGCCAGGCGGGTGGTGGTGAACACCAAGACCGGCCGGGCTTTCAACGCGGTCCTGTGGCGCAAGCGGCGCGGATACCTGGTGCTAAGGGATGTGGAGCTGCTGAAGCCGGGGGCGGAGCGGGTACGGATGGACGGCGAGGTCGTGATCGACCGGTCGAACGTGGATTTTCTGCAGGTGGTGTGACATGACCATCGTTCAGGCGGGGGGCATTCTGACGGATCAGACGGTGGTGAACTGGTACCCGACGTGGACGGCGGCCAGGAGCCTGCGGCTGTACGAGGGGTACTACCGGACCTATGCGCAGCTCTACAGCCAGCAACCGAACGTCCGCGTGTGCGTGGATTTCCTGGCCAGGAACATCGCGCAGCTGGGGCTGCACGTGTTCCGGAGGGTGTCGGACACGGACCGGGAGCGGCTGACGGACCACCCGCTGGCGCAGACCCTGGAGCGGCCGTTGCCAGCCGAGATGAAGGTGACGCGGTACCGGCTGATCGAGGGGGTGATGGGGGATCTGGGGGTGTATTTCGCGGCGTTCTGGCTGAAGATCAGGCGCCCCGATATGGCACTGGGCCTGCTGCGCCTGCCGCCGCCCTACGTGGAGGTCAAAGGGGGATTGGTGCCGACGCTGTACGAGGCAAATATCGGGGGCAAGACGTACAAGTTCCAGCCGGACCAGGTGGTGCATTTCCGGGGGTACAGCGCGGAGGACGCAGTGAACGGGCTGTCGCCGTTGGAGACGCTGCGGCGGATCCTGGCGGAGGAGCACGCGGCGGGGGATTACCGGGAGCATTTCTGGCAGAACGCGGCGCGGATGGGGGGGATCATCGAGCGGCCGGTGGAGGCACCGGAGTGGAGCGACACGGCGCGGGAGCGGTTCAAGTCCGAGTTCGAGGCGCTGTACTCGGGGGGGGACAACAGCGGCAAGACGGCGATCCTGGAGGAGGGGATGGCGTGGAAGCCGGGGACGTTCAACCCGCAGGAGAGCGAGTACGTGTCCGGCCGGAAGCTCACCCGGGAGGAGTGCGCGCGGTCGTACCACATCCCGCTGCCGATGGTGGGGATCCTGGACAACGCCACCTACTCCAACGTCCGGGAGCAGCACAAGCACCTGTACCAAGACTGTTTGGGGCCGTGGCTGGCCATGATCGAACAGGAGATCGAGCTGCAGCTCCTGCCGGAGTTCGAGGACACGGACGGGGTGTACTGCGAGTTCAACATCGCGGAGAAGCTGGCGGGGTCGTTCGACGAGCAGGTGAAGGCGTTCCAGGCGGCGGTGGGGCGGCCGTGGATGACGGCGGACGAGGCCCGGGCCCGGCTGAACCTGCCGAGCATGGGCGGGGACGCTGAGCGGCTGGTGGTGCCGCTGAACGTGCTGATCGGGGGGCAGGCGTCGCCGCGGGACAGCGCGCCGCCGGAAAAAGGGCGCACACACGGGTGCGCCCCAACCGAGGGCGCCCCAACGGGGAAGGCGACGGGGGAGCTGGACCCGACGCGGCCGGAGATGCGGGAGCGGCACCAGGAGCAGTGGACGCGGCTGATGGTGCGGACGTTTGAGAGGCAGCGGGCGGCGGTGATGCCGAAGCTACCACCGGCGCAGGCGAGTGTTTCCCGGGAAACACTGGCGAAGCAGGAGGCCCCGGACCTGGCGGTCCTGTGGGACGACGAGCGGTGGAACCGGGAGCTGGGGGCGGACCTGTACCGGCTGAGCACGATGACGGCGACGGAGTTTGCGCAGTACGTGGCGCTGCAGACGGGTTTCGACTTGCAGGACGAGGAGATGCTGCCGTGGCTGGAGGAGACGAGCCGGATCGCGGCCGAGAATATCAATTACGTGACGCGGGGACAGATCGAGGCGGGGCTGGCGGACACGACGCAGCCGGCGCGGGAGGCGATCGGGCGGGTGTTCGAGCTGGCGATCGGGGTGAGGGCGGCGGAGATCGCG